AATAGTTGCATGTTCTCGTTTGAAACATTAGGAAACTTAGTACCAAACAAAGCTTGACCAGGAGCACCACCTTGTCTTCTGAAGACTTTACCGGGATATACTGACATGTCTTGACCCGGAACTAAGTTTGTTTCATCTACTTCAATAATAAGATTTCCTGAGAGTGCAGCATTGTCTACTGCCATACGCATAAAGCCATTCATCAAGGTCTGCGTATCATCCATGTTTTCTGCGATACCAACACCAAAGAAGCTGTAAGGATTGACCTCATACGGTACTGCGTAGTAAGGAATGTAGGACGGTGTAAATGGATTAAGAACTAAACGTAGAACCTGTCCATTACAAACCCAAACGTTAACAGAGACTTGATCTAAGTCTTCCATTTCTTTTGGGATGTCAACGTTCTGATCTTTTAGTATGTCTGTATCTACGTATCCCCAGAACTCTAAAACTTCGAAGCGTTCACTACGAGTTTCTTGTTCGTCGTCTTCCATAGCTTGTTCCCACCACTCTTTTGTGTAGGATTCACCCAGAGAAATAGCTGTATCAATAGCATTCTCACGGAAGAAAGGTCTTCGCTTAAGTCCTCTAATCTGTGAGCGAGACATCTTGTGACGCTCGATAACAAACTCTGCGTCATCCATATTAGAGGCATCTGGGTCAGGGTAAAAGTTCCAGATAGAAACAGACGAACATCGAGGCATAGTCTTAATAAGAGGAGTATACTCACCGTCTTCAGACCAATTAGGATATTCTTTGTCTACTGCAAACGGACCCTTCATAATACCTGTGCCAAACAAAGCACACTCAAAAGCTGCAGTACGTAATTCCTTACGAGCATTTGACTCTTCTAGCTGATCATGGATTTTCTTTTCCATTTTCTTGGCTGCTACCATAGCGGGATGGAAAGTAATTTGTGAGGGTGTTTCTGCTTCCCCTTCTTTTAGATCTTCTTGAAATGGAGAAAGTTTATTTCTTAACCCAGCAAGTCTTTCTCTGAAGTCAATGAGTGTTTCACCTGGTTCGATTGGAGGGGTTTCTTGCGTTTGTGGTTGTTGCTCGTTCATCTTTTTAAGAGGATCTGCAGTCTCTAGATGAACAGCTTCTGAAATACCTTCAGGTAAAATAGTTGGGTCAATACTAATAGGAAATTTGTTAGCGCCAAACAAGACTTCGACAATCTGACCGTAGGCTGCTAAGACTTTTGTTTTAGTAACTTTAACAAATACTCTGGACTTTTCCGCTGAGGTAAACTGTATGTCTGGGCTGTATAACCCTCTATAATTTCTGTAAGCTCTAATCCAGCGTTGTTCTTCCCCATATCGAGCAGTTTCAGCTTTACTGAATCGTTCCTTAACAAAACCTACGATAGTTCCAACCATAGGGTCATTCGAAGTATTTTCTTCTGAATCCTCGATGTAAGATACCTCTGCATCTTCCATGTAGACTTCTTCAGCTAGAATGTCATCTTCTTCCATAGTTATTCCTTAGTATCCAAAAATTGAATCTGCTGCTTGAAATCCTGACCTCTGAGTTTCAGAGTTATAATCAAACAAGTTACTGCGAGGGCGTGTCATGATTCCGTACCGTAAAGCATCATAGATGTGGTCTTCAGATCTCGTATCTACGTCCTCTGGGTTATTTTTATCTAAAGGCAAAGACGGTAGTTGCGAGATCGTATTATAACAATTGTTAAAGAAGACTAGTCTAGGTTCTTCTGTAAACTCATCAATTTGAAGTCTTCTATGTAATTCGTTTTTACCAGCTACACGGGAACCTTTAGACCTATCGGCTGGCCTCCAACGACAACCCTTAACAATCATTTGTTCTGCTAGGCTTGGCCCAGTATCACCTCTTTTATGCCACAAGGAACTATCAAGAACACCGTATCGTATTTTCTCTTCTGATTCTAAATCAAGGACCATATCAGCTAAGTCAGTAGCTAAAACTTTACTGACGTACAATTCTCTATATATGATAAGTTGCTCATCAGGCGCAACGGCAAACCAAAGCACAGCACTGTAAGAACCATAACCATAATCTGCTGCTCTAAACCTAGGCCAATTACTAGGGATATCAAAGGGGTCTACCACATGAACTTTACGATTAAATTCAGGGAAGGCTGCGCCCTCATTAATGTCCCAGTCTCCTTCAAGTAGTTGTCTTCTTTGATGCTCAGGGAGAGACAACAAGTTAGCTTCGTACATCCCATCGTCAGACAGATAGGGATTATCAAACAGAGTTGCAGGTATAAACTTCCTTTTAAAAAGAGGTTCACCTTCTCTGCTGTGACCTTTAGGCCAACAGATAACCTCACCATCTTGGTCAGTTGCCCAGAAAGCCTTGTTAGGTGTCTGAGGATCAATAAAGGTACGTTTTACCCAACTATGACCCGGACCCCCTGGGTTACTTGTCGCTCTCATGTAGAGAGGTAATCCACTAGCTTTTGTTGTACGTAACCTTGAACGCATATAAGACCACGCATAATCTGTAGGCCACTGAGTAAGCTCATCAAACCCTATCCAGTTAAATGCTTGACCTTGGTAACGCATAACGTCATCATCACGATCTAGGTATGACATCCAGAGTGTTGCTCCACTAGGGGCTACCCAAGTCTTATCCCTTTCCATAAACTTAATACCCGGTATTGCTCTTGGGTATAGTTGTTTAGAAACTGAGATAAGTTCTCTTAGTTCTTCTGTTGACCTACGCACGATAAGCATTCTAGCGTTAGGATTATTCAAGTACCTTACTGGATCAGCAACCAATGAGTAAGACTTACCACCACCTGCTGCACCACCATATAAAACTTCTTGCTCTGTAGCTGCTAGAAATGATGTTTGTGGACCAGGGTTAGGCTCAAAGATTATTTCTCGTACAGCTTTTTCTACATCAATCTGCGCTGACTTCGGATTCGCTGGTGTTGTCTGACCATCCATCTCCAAAGATTCTTTTGGTAGCTCTACCACCAAGTCTTTCTTTCTCGATCTTCTCCGCCTTCCTTGCCGCTTCTTTATATTTTTTGGCATAGTTGCGGTAGTTTGAGGAAGCCCGTCTGCGTTTTTCTTCGATCCTGACACGTTTATCTAACCCTACATGCGATATATACCTACCTGATTCTTTTGATAACCATTGAGCTACTTGCCTTAAGCTGTACTCTTGTAGGAATAATTTTGCTTTTTCTAAAAGTTCTAATTCTTCTGGTATGGGTATAAGTAAATCAGGATCTTCCTCATCCTGTTTGTATCCAAAGGGTACGTGCCTTCCAACTCTAATTATAGGATACCACTCTCCGTTCTCTCCTCTAAGTGGTATCTGCCAATCTACGTTGGGTGGATAAGCTCCCTCTGATGCTCTTTTAGTTTTAATCTTCGGCATCTTTAGAAGGCAGTATAAATAGAGGCTCTGCTGATTTAACCTCTACCTTTTCTGTTTTTGTGAACCCAGCTCGATCCAAAATGTCTTTAGCTGCTGCCATTTTTTCTTTGACACCTAAGTCTGTTGGATCTGCCATAATACTAAACATTGTGTACGCAGCCTTGGTGGAAGACTGAGCAATAAATTTCTTTGTTAGTTCTACTATTTCATCTTCGATTGCTTCTACAACTTGTCTTGTAGATACACCTTCGGCGTATCCTGCAAGCTTCTTTGCTTTAACAGGATCGCCTTTGGCTTCATCAAAGAGAACCTCTAAAAACTTTCGTTGTCTATCAGTTAGCTGTCTTACCATTATATACCATATCTCTGATCTGACTGCGTCCGATACCAAGATCCTTTAAGTCTCTGTCAGAGAAACTGCTCAATTGCATCATAGCAATTCTACGATCAGCTTCTGCCTGACGTGATTTTTGAATGTGTATTAAAACTTCTTTTAACCATTTAATCATAATCATAATCCCCAGTTTGATATTGTGCGAGTTGGCTAGGATACCAACTGGAGACTAGTTTTACACAAATAGTTATATCATACTACTGTTAGTATTGCAACCCTGTTATGATATAAAGTAGTATCATTTAGTTTTACTTTTTATTTTCTTTTTAATTTTAGTAATCCAAGCTTCATTCTCTGGGGTAGTTGGGTCATCCTTTATGTAATGACCCTTAGAGTTTCTAGCTCGTACCTTTTCAGTATTTTCTGATATCCAATCCAGTACATCTTGCTCTTTAGTAAGCCACTCACCGTGGGACTTCTGAGCCATAACATCTCCTCTGGAGTTGACTACCATGTCTTCGCCTTCAAATCTGTACATTAGTACTTACCCTTTACGCCAAACTTTTTCTTGTGTTGTGAAATAGACTCTTCTTTAAGTCGAGTAGTGTACTTATTACCTTTCCACATAAAAGTTGCGTTACCAGCTTTGCGGTTTCTAGCAAATGCTTTCCCAAAAGATTCGTTAGTTACTGGACCTTGTGCGGGACGTGCCTTAGGTCTTAAAGTTGGTTCTTTTTTAGGTGGCGCTGTCTTACGTGCAGGAGCAGTAGATGGCTTACTTGTTTTCTTAGTGGTTTCAGTTTTTGAGGGTACAAACTTACGATCTGTTCTTTCCTCACTAGGAGATTTAAGATCAAGCGTTGGAGCCTCTGGGCGAGCCAAATCCCTTAAAGCTGCTGGACGACTCGTTAAATTTTTAGGAGCATTGGTACGAACCTTTACCATGTCCTTCGGCATCAAGGGAGGTTTTCTTTTTGGAGTTGCCGCACTCTTTGGTTTTATTACAGCAGGTGAAGTGGACTTTACTTTAGGCTTAGACACACTTTTTGTTTGAGTTTTGGGTTTAGTTACAGAGGTACTACTAGGAGCTTTAGGCTTTTTAACTGTAGTTGTTTTAGGTCGAGTTATTGGCTTAGGGGATGTATACCGACCAGTCTTAGACGACTTTGGATTAGCTACAGTAGGGGCTTTTTTAACATTTGTTTCAGCCGTAATCTTACTTTTAGGGATTCTTTTACCGCCTTGATCAGCAAGATCTTTTGCTACTTTTGAAGAGTTCGTACCAAAGGTTTCTTTACCTAGCCGAATAAAGTATTTAAATATTTGTGATTTACTCATTGTTTTTACCCCGTATAAGATGCGCCACATTTGGCTTTGATTATTCCGCCCTCTTTGTAGCCCATTTTTCTTTTAGCCATACCGCCGCCCATATATCCTGATTTCTTGGACATACCGCCTTTGGACATATAGCCCATTTTATTTCGAACTGCTGTAGGTAGTTTTTTAAGACCTACCTGACTGTCTTTTACTTGTTTCATTATAAGTACTTCCTTGTTGCTCTAAATGGTTTTGTTGTGTGGATCTTAGGCCACTACGAAATCTACGTTCTCGCCTTGTCTTTGAGGATATAGTTTATTCATGTTATGTGGATGATAAGTATACGCATCAGTGTATTTATACTTCTCAACTTT